TGGCTGAGTTTGGTGGGGTATTACGCATCAAAACTTTAGAAATATAAGAGGTTATACTTCCTGCTGATGTTATAGGTATTGCAGTAATTGAAAAAGCTGTTCCCGTTGCTTCGTTTCCAGTAACACCCCAGCCTGAACCATTTAAATTTTGATATACTTGTCCGCTGTCGGCTGTGCCTAAACTAGCTAAATTTGGTCTTATAAAATTATCCCAGTAAATTAATTTGTCAAAATTAATATCCGTTGCCAAATGTGATTTTAAAAACGGACTTTTAACCCGCATAAACTCCACCTCTGAAATTGCCGCATAAGCCGTCCCGTTACCTCTCAAAATATTGCCTAACAATGGGCTTGGTAGTAATGCGTCTAACCTCGTGTTTACTGCATCGACTGTTGGATATTTTGCACCCGTTCCATCAACCGCTAAACTATTTTGTTTGTTAGCTACGTCTTCTGCCGTATATGCTAGAGCAGGAGACGCGACCGAACCGTTAGCAGTTGTCCCAATCGAAGGCGCAAAAATAGCTTGTGAAATATTGCTTAAATCAACTGCATTTCTAGTCAACACAATCGCGCCGAGATATAAACCATTTTCCGCAATATCTAAATCAGTTACGAAAACATCTGAATTTAACGCTGTTATTGCGGCGTTAAGAGTTGTGAATACTCTTTGCCCGGGTTGTATGCGAATTACTCCATCTTGAAAAATGTAAACTCTTTGAATAGTTGCTAACGTTGCCGTAGCAGCTACGGGTGTGATTGTGCCGTTTAAGTCATAAATTGCGGGGGTTATATCTGTTATGTCTGACCCTTCGTTGCCTGTCTGAGTTCTGTATCTAAAAGTTATAGGCTCTTGAGCTGCCAAAGTAAACGAATGCGGCTGCGTTGTTAAATTGTCAAAATTTGCGCCTGATTTAAAAACGCGGCCTAATTCCTTTTTTATTTTTAAATTATTTGAAACGGGAAAAACTCGATTACCGCTTAAAGATCGAAACCCTAACGCTTCCAAAATATCTTGCACCTGTCCACCAATTTCAATATTTATTGTTGGTTGATTGTCAATGTAAGTTACTGCGGAATTATTTAAATGAATTAAAACACCAATTCTTATAAAGTTACGCCTTTGTGTTGCTGTTAGTGGGACGTTCGTAAAAAACAGATTTCCATTAATGTCAACAGCTACGTATGTTTGTTTTTGAGTTGCAAGGTTTGGTATTGTATTTGCAATCTTAGTTACCCAAGTAACTTTTGTATATGTTGGATTATCAGCATCAGAATGACCATTAACAACGTAGCCAAAACCAGCTGAAAGATCAAACTTTGCAGCATCGGTATTTATCGTTAATAACCCCCCTTGGTTTAAACCTGTTGGTCCCAAATTCTTAGAGTTTGATACACCGATGTCGCTTAGTAGGGCAATAGTTCCGCTTTTATTTGGTCTGAGTTGTTCGTAAATAGCTGACTCTGTCGGTTCTGAATTTTTAGTAATTACTTGGTTTTCGAAGTTTCCTCTTGTATCTTTAGTTCTTATCCTATCAAATTCAACTCTTGTAAATTTGTTAGTTACCGTATTTTGGGCTAAAAATCCTTGAGTTATCATTACAGCACTTACCTCAAAACTATTGTCTGAACGTACTATAATAGGTCTATCTGTTACGTTTCCGTTTTCGGTTACTCCTTGAAGTGTTACATCGGTCAATAATGCATAATCAGATAAATCTTGGTCGCCTGTGTTTGTTCCGCTTAAATTGGTAGCAGAAATATCACCCGTAAATACTTGACCTGCAATAGCAGCTTTTGTATCTTCTAAATCTTGAGCCGTACCCGTATAACCACCGTTTAAAAGATAGTCTCCTACAACTGGTATTGTAGGCTTGTTTTTAATAAAATCGTCCGCTGTATTATCATTTTGCAAAAAGTCAGCCTGCACGTTTACTTCTGCAAAATCCTCAATATTAGCAAGTTTATCTTTTTCAGTTGTCGTGTAGTCGTTAGTACTTAATTCTTTACCCGCTTCTTTGTCTACTTTATTAGTAAATAATTCGGTGAAATTAGATTGTACTTTTATAAATGCAGCCCTTAATTTGTCGCCTAATCCATCGTTAGGCTCTGATACGTTAAAATTTTCCTGTGCCATTTTTAATAGAATTGAATTATATTAGTTTCTCTTGTCACTTGTTCGATTTTGTACTCTGCTACTGGATTTAATTTAATAAATTCTTTAAATTGTAAAAATACATTGTTACCTAATTGATTGTAAAGTGCTGACAATCTTGTAATTTCGTTTAAATCAGTCCTTTGCTCGGGTTTTATAATTCCGTTTTGGCTTATTTGGCTTGTATTAATTGCGATATAATGGCTGCAACTGAAATAAGCAAGCATAAAAATTATGTATTTATCATAAAATTCTAAATAAACTCCTAACAAATTATCGTTTTCAATATCCGTATTGATTTTACTATACAAATCTACGCCTAAAATTGGCAAAATATCGTTTGTTTGCGCAATTACTATAAATGGTTTCAGTGCGTCTGTGTCAATATTGCCCGCAAAACTTGTTAATGCAGGAATGTCATTTTCTGTTAGCCAAAGTTTCATATTGTTTCGGTTTTATCTAGTTCTGTTTCTTCTTCAAAATCCTTAAACCAAGGTTTAATTTCGCCATCTATCAAGTCAGTTATTTGCTTAATCCCATCTACCCAATTCTGACGTCGTGGATTTATCTTTTTACGATAAAATATTTTCAATGCCATTGAGTATTCGTCTGCATTATTTGAAAAACCGCCGCCCTGATTGTTTCCGCTAAATAAAATCCTTGGCATTCCGTGCGCAATTAAAATTTTTCGCTCGGCTTCCTCGGTAAAGAACGTAATGTTTTCACTTAAATTGCTAGGTGGTATTTTGTCGAATGTTACTGATTCTTCAATACTATCATTAAATGATACAATTACTTTTGCGGTGTTCTTTGTACCTGAAACTCTATCACGGACCTTTTCCGCTTCGGATCTTGCTGCTTCTGGTGTAGCTTGTCGGCCTTGGTTGTAATTTACAATTACTACATCGTGTGCGCTATTTTCAATGTAATTTAATGCATAGTTGCCTACACCTCCTTCGAACCTTGCATTTGGAACGCACGCTCTGTAATCTGGAACGGCAAAAAACGGCTCTGATGTTGGCTGTCGGACTAAAAGAATTTCGAGGTTTTGCCCCTCAGTATATTGCCCCGTAAACCTTGGGTAAAGCTCGGGACGGTAACGTTGTTTATTATCCCAGTCATAAGAAAACCAGTAACCCTCAACTTCTAAAGTCAATTGATTGTATTTTATTCCCAATTTGTAAATTGGAATATATTTTATTTTTAGCGGTTTTTTTGTTTGTTCGTTCCAAATAACTTGAACTGCAAAACCACCATAAATGCCATCATCGTTGCACGTCAATAATACGTCCTCTGGAGAAATATATTGTCTAAGATTAACCTTTTCTACTCCTTCATCAATCAATCCTTCTCCGTACATATAAGTACGAATATCGTTTAATATTGAGCTATTAGTTGGGCTGTCTTCGTACGCATCTTTATAAGTTATATAATTTGCGTTATTTACGTTGTTTTTGCTATTTAAAATATAGTCAATGCCAACTCTTGGCTTTATGTCGATAGGCTGGTAAACGCTGAATTTTTCGACTTTATTTTCAAAAGTAAAAGTTTGCAGCCCTTTATTTGTAGGTAAATCGTTCGTTTTGTTCGGCATAATTAAAATTTTGAATGTTTGTCCCTTCTTTTAAAATTTGTATTTTTCCCAAATATAAAATCTCGTCATCTCTTTTTAATTCAAATTCAAATTTATCTAAAATCTTAAATTGAGCAGGTTGCGCTGTGATTGTAATTTGTAATTTTTGACCAACTGTAAAAGTAAATTCAGGCGTTAAAATTGTGCTTCCTGTTTCTTTTCTTAAAGTCAAAGTTAAATTATCGCTTTCAATTGGGTAAATTCTTGGAATTAATGAAAAAACTAACGGCGTGTTTAAAAAAAGTACTTTCATTTTATTTTTTGATATAAAAAAAGCCGTAATTTCTCACGGCTTTTAGTTTAGTTTATTTGAATTAAACAACCGCTTTCAATGCCGCTGCATATTCTATTAAAGCTGGTGCTGTAAGTAAATATTCTCTTGAAAAATCTGGTTCCATCGTTTGAAATGTAACGGTAAATCCGTTAAGATCCCCAATTGTACCACCTGTTTGGTCGTCAATAGTAATTGCCATTGCTCCATTTTGTGAACCTGCAACCGTAATAGTTCCATCTTTTCTTTCAATAAACAAAACTACTTCACCGTCCAATAATTTCTTAACATCGGTAACGGTTTTTACCGCATCAGATTTTGGCACGTTTAATATAATTGGCAAATTACCAGTTACTCCTTTACTTCTATTATCGCCGCCTGAAATTCCATTTTCTACGTAATTTGCAGTAGTTGCTTTTACTTCAAATCTCGCTAAAGTTGTTGAAGCAAACGATGTCGCAATCTCAAGTACGCCTGTTGCGGTTGTAACTACTTTTGTAAGCGAATTGAAAACTCCAATTGATACGGCGTCTATTCCTGCTTGTCCGCTTATACACGCTAATTTACGCGATCCTCCTAATGTAACACACATATATTTTTTGTTTTAAAAAGGGCGTATTTTCAACGCCCTAGTTATTTATTATCCTCCGTAAAGTACACCGTCTCCTTGTGCCATTACTGTTGCGTCCAAAGTATAAATAGTTCGTACAAACATTACATCACTATCATTATCTACTTTTCCAGTTTCAAAACTAGCAATATCAGCCGTTGAATCAGTTGAAAAATAGATTACAGAAGGTCTTTGAACGTATACAAAACCCGTAGGAAATGGTACAAATTCAATCACAACTCCGTTGTATGAAATTACTTCGGCTGTTCCAGTTCCAGTAACTAAAAAGTTTACTTGTTGTGCTGCTCCAACTGCATTATTAGCAATTAAGATTAATTGTCTGTGTGCGTATGGTGCGTACATAACTGGCAATTCAGCAGCTTCAAAGCTTTCTGGCTTTACTGCTGCGAAAATTTTAGCATATTCAGCGGCAATATTTGCAGCCGTTACGGTTGTACCTCCTACTTTAATGTAGGCTCCTAAAACTGTTTCATCAAATAAAACTCTTGACAATACACCATCTACTCCTGCTAAATCAGCCGTGTAAGATGCTACTGCTGCTTTTGCAGATGCAGAAATGCTACCTTGTGCAGCATTAGCTGTTAATCCCGCAATTGATGCTTGAGCACCTGCTGAAAATCCTGCCCAAAATTTCAATTGTGCGTCTTGTGAAGTCTTTGGTGCGGTCAATTGTAGTACTTGAGTATTGAACTCTGAACTGTCAATGTTTAAAGCACCTTGAGCCATATCGCGATTAAATCGAGATTGTCTTAAAGCTTCCATTTTAAAAGTGTACTTGTATTCAATCTTTTTAGGATTGGCTACTCTGTCCTTTAATACGGGACCACCTTGTGAATTTAACCTTTCACCTGTGTAAGCTTGACCAACAACGTTAACGGCTGTTTCCGTTATGATTGTTGATGCTTTAACATCGTCTGCGAAATTTACCAAACCTCTTTCTACTGTTTTATTCAAGAAAAATATTTCTTGAATAATTGGGGAAACTGCTTCACCTCGGATTGCTATTGGGCTATAAGTTATTGCCATTGTATTTTATTTTTTTATTGGTTTTTTTTTGATTCTCGATATTTTTCTAGCGAAGTCATTTCTGAAAACTCCTTTGATTTTGGCAAATCAACTATTGCTAATTTTTCAGCTTTGAAGACTGCTAAATCATTTTCAGCTTTTGACTTTTGTGACTTCATTGTTTCTAAAGTTGTAGCATCTTCCACATCTTTAGCTTGCATAGTTGCAATTTGCTCTTTTAGGTCTGCATTTTCAGCCATTGCAGCATCGTACATTGTTTGAAGTTCAGCCATTGGGTCTACAGGTGGGTCTAATGCTGGAACCTCTGGCACTTCTGCCATGTCTTCCTTTTCTTTATCGTTCATCATAAACAGGGACTTCGCCACTTCGATGACCTCTGCTATAAAGGATTTTTTTTCTTCTACATTCATATTTATATTTATTGGATTAATAATTTCGTAATCTAAAAACGCTTCCAAACTTATTCCATCTACTTCGCCTGTTTTAACAAAGTTTTCCCAAACATCGTCGTTTTCAATTTTAAAGCCTAAAATTAAGTCGCCCGCTTGCACATCTTCCATTAAAAGTGTCTTACTTTTGTCTAATTCAGGGTTCAAAACTATCCAACTTTCAATTGGATAAACACCTGTAATTTCTTCGTCTGAGTGGTTTAAACTCATTTTTGCAAGCCCTTTGTTATTGCTTTTGAAATAAGATTGCTGCATCTTTTCAACTTCCTCAGAATCAAAAGTTATATAAGCTGGTTCGCCGTTTATATCTTTGCGAAAAATTTGCTTATTTGGTCGCATTGCAACACTATAAATAATTCGCTTTTCTTGGTTGGCAAAAAATACGGGCTTGTTTACTTCCTCGGCAAACTTTGAAAGTTTAGTTTCAACAGCTGCCCCCAATACTATTGAGAAACAGTTGACATCAGTACCCGCCTTTAATTTTGCTTTGTAAACTTTCATAGATACAAAGGTTGCGTTAATGGTTTATAATTTTGGAAATGTGGCACACAAAAAAACCCACTCGGTTTGAGTGGGTTTAATTAGTTGGTTGTGCGGGGTTATTTATTATTTAAAATATTAATATCTATAAGTTCTAGGTTAATTTTCCAATTGTTGTAAAATGATTTTTTATAAACCGCCCTTGTTTCACGACTTACAACTTTAAATTTAATAAAATAGTTTTTATCTTTAATTTTTTTATTTAAGCTAAAAAACTCATCTTTCACAACAGTTATAATATCGCCTACAATAGGCACTGTACTAACCTCTTGAGTTATATTAACGTGCATTCTAGGGCTGTGATTGTAATATTGGTAACATATTTTTTCCATAATTTCCATAAATTTTTAAGTTTCAACAAAGATAAAACAAATAACCTTATTAGGTACTATTTAATAAGACTTTAACACACAAAAAAAACCGCTACAATTAAGTAGCGGTTTTAATCTCCTTTCTTTTTAAATGGTTATTTTACTTCGTGTATAATTGGGTATTTACCTATTTCTGAAATTGCTTCTAGTGCTTTGTCTAAAGATTTGTAAGGAATACTATCGAAATACCTCCAGTCTGTTTTCTTTTCTGGAATCCATTTAGTAGTCCAAAATCCTGCTACTGCGGTTTCGCTAATGTACTCCTTGTATTCTTGAATGTAAAATACTTTTTTTTCAATTTGTTTTACTCTAAATTCTATTTCCATAATTATTTTGTTTTTCAAATATACTATTTTTTACTAAAATATTGAAACAAAGCTTCACAAATTATTTCGCTGATTGAACACTCCCGCTTTTTTGCTTCTAATCGCAATTTCAAAACGTACCACATTCTAGGGTACGCTACTATTCTATTTTCTTTTGCCATTTACAGAGAATTTGAATTAATTTTATTGTTGTCTAGTTGCTGCGCATCACTTACTTCTTTACTCACTACAAACGCTTGTATTGGTGGCTGTGCATTTAAATTATTTGCAACGGTGTTACCAATTTGATTTTCGCTAGATGCTTGAAATGCTACTTGTGGAGTTGCACTTGCAGCCGAACCACCGCCACCACTTCTGCCACCGCTTGCCGCCCCGCCACTTGGTGCGGACTTGCCGCCTGATGAAATACTTTGTATTGCTTTTGCCGCACTTGCAATAGTTGACCCAATTTGTAAACCCCCTTGAATTGTGTTTGCCGCAATAACTGGTACGGCACTAGCCCCAAAAGATGCAACTGCTGCGGGTGTTGCTAATGCTAATGTATTTGCGGCCCCAATTCCTGAAACACTTTCAGATACCGATTTTGCCGAAGTTCTTACAACGTCCGCAATGGCTAATGCTTTGGATACATTTTGCATTTTCTTCCCACCAACTGAAAGTATATTTTGTAAATTACCTATATTGTTTTGCAGTTGTTGCTCTTTAAAAGCTTGTTCTGCTTTTTCAATATTTGCCCTAACCTCTACATTTTGTTTTAACAGATTGTTTCTTGCTTCTTCTGTCAATGCAGTATTCGCCAAAATCAAAGCGTCCCTTTCTGCTAAAATTATTAATCTATTTTCAAAATCTAGCTTTTCATTTGCTGCTTCGGTTGCTTTTGTTTCAATTTCTTTCGCAAATTTTTCATCAAATCTTTTGGCTTCAAGTTCTTGTTCTAAAGTTGCAAACTTTTCAGCATTTAGAATAGTTATTGCAGCAGTATCAATTCCTTTTTGCTTAAGTATTTCAACCTCTTGATTTGCTCGTTCTTTTAGCCGTGCTAATTTTTGCTCCTCGGTTTTGTCGTTTAAGTCCTCGTTTGCAATTCGCAAAGCTGTTTCTTTGTCAATTCCTTCTTTAAGTAATGCAAGTCGTGCATCCTCAATTACTTTATCGGCTGCGGCTTTTGCTGCTGCTGCTTCTTTGTCTAGTGCCTTTTGTTCGTTCCGCAAACTATTTGCATTTGCTAACTGCTCAGATTCTTGTCCTGAAATACGCTCGTTAATATCTGAAATTTGCAATAATGCTTCCGCTCGTTCGTCAAGATTTGCGCTGCTTTCTCCCTCTTGAGCAATTCTTAAATCTGAAACTGTTTTAGCTAAATTAGCAATTTTTAACTCTTCCAAAGATTGCTCTTTCAAAACCCCCGCAAGTTGTGAGTTTAATTTTGATCTTTCTGCAATGGATAAATTGCTGTCGTTATCTCTTTTTTGTCTTATCTTTTCCGCTTTATTTTGAAAATCTAATTGTGTTTGCTGTGCATTCCTCCTTGCACTTACTAACTTAGCTTCTGCGTCCGCGAGTTTATTGCTAGCTTTAATATTGTCATTCACTCCTTCTTCTAATGCTTTTAATCCAGCGGCGGCGGAATCTAATCCGATAGCTTTTAATCCTTTTTGAATTAGCGAACTTACTACTAATATAGCTTGCCCTGCTAATTCAAAGTTTTTAATTAGTCTATCTACTAAAAAACTAGCAATCGGCTCGATAATTTTCAACAATCCACTAAAAACACCACTAATGACTGACAATGCTTTTTGTAGTTTTTGACCGCCTGATTCTGTTGATAAAAAAGCCTTGCCGAGTAACGCCACGGCACCTACAATTAACGCTAATACCGCCCCAACTGGATTGGCAACTATTGCCCACATTTGAATCAAAATAGCTTTAAAGCCAGTTATTGCACCGCTTATAGGGTTGTCTAGACCTTGTATATTTTCTGCTAAACTTTTAGTAGATTTACCCGCTTTTTGCTGAGTGTTGCTTAACTTTTCAACGCTTGACTTTGCGTCCTCAGTTGCAATAGCCGCCTTTCTTTGTGCTATCTCTAAAGCCCTGACTTCTTCAACTGATTTGCCTGTTGAATTTGCTAAAGCATCATTTGCTTTCTTTAATTTTATTTCAGCTTCCTCAACTTTTATAGTTGCAGATTCTAATTTTCTAACCGCCGCCGCTGTTTCTTCTGCATTGGTTTCAAACTGGATTTTTATTTTTTGTTCTTTGTCTTCCATTTTAATAATTCAATAGAGTTAATTTAGTTTTGCCTGTGGTAATGTCAATCGTACTATCTACAATTGTGAATTTATTTTCGCCAATTATAATATCATTTTCTAGCCTAAAATCCCGTACCTCGTTTGCGTTCAAATATAGCGTAAATTCTTGTTTCATTACGTTTTGGTCAATGTATCTTTTTATAATATCGGCGTAATATCGACTAAATAAATTGTCTCTATATGCTATGTTATTTTGAACCAAAACCGAAAATGCAAAACTTTTATTGTCCGTCGTGTAGGGCAAAACTTGAATGTAAGATGAAATTGATTGCGTAGCCAACGCTCCACTTTGCAATGAACTTTGAACGCCAAATAAAGCGTTTAGCGGCTTGTTTCCGTGCGAGTAAAATAAAACCAATTCGCCAAAGTTTGGCGTGTACCTCGCTTCGCCCGTTTCTAATATTTCGGGCTGCCCACCTTCGAATCCGTAAATAGTTGTAGCATTTGTTCCTGGAATAGTGACGGTTGGAATGATTGTAAAATTAGTTTCAACTTTAAATTCTTTGGCGTTCGGTGGTTTAATATCCGGGAAGGCAGTCAATCCATAATCTAATCCCGCTCCAATTTTATAATCAACGTTGCTTTTAAAATTGCTGTCAGCGTGTTTGAAAATATAATAGTTAAAATCGTCTTGCGTTGACTTTTCGACATCTGAAATATCGGACACATAGGTAACTTCTTTTTTGTTAGCTAAAATATCTTCAGGCGTAAAGAAAAACAAACTGTCATCATCGGGATTGACATCTAAAATAGCAATGTTAAAAGCTTTTAAAAATGATGTTAAAAAATCAATTACTTTTACTTCTGGCAAAGATTTGATGAGGTCTGCTTTTGACCCTCCCATCTGCAGGAAGTTGTTTATATTTTGTGTTAATTCCAATGCTAAAAATATGGTTCGAACTAATCTGGTTTTTAAAATTGCATTGCTCCAACTAATTGAATTTGTAAATTCCAAATTTATGAAATATTCAATTTCATTATTTGCATCAAAAAAAACAGTCTCTATAAAAATTTTAATTGTTTCGCTGCTTTGCGACAAAGAAAACACTTCTGTTTTAATTGGGAAATCTTCTCCAACTCGAAATATCCTAACCGTGCATTCGCTATTTGATGCGGTTAAATAATTTATTCCTTCGAAAGTTATTTGCTGCAAAATTTTATCTAAAAGCAAAGTCCCGTTTAATTTGACTTTTACGCTATCACTTGCGCTTTTAAAATCAATTATGAATCCCGCATTTGAAGTAGTCGCGTTTTGCAAAATAATAAATTTGCTTTGCGTTTTGCTTCCGAAATTTTGACCCATACACCAAATGTAGGCATCTTTATATTCCGTTCGGTTTTCGAGCGGGGAAACGATTTGCAAACCGTATTTTAATTTAATTAATTCGACTATTGTGCTAAATGAAATAGCTGGACGTAACTCATTTGCTTTTAAAACTTTGTTTGACGTTGGTGAATTTGCTGGATTAAAAAATACATTATCTAGTCCTGAACCATCGGCATTGTATTGTATTACTCTATTAGTTGATGCTAAAGGCACAAAGTATTTAATTGGGATTCCTTCAATATTATTTGACTGAATACTAGATAGTAGATTCTTTGCGGTTGCGGGATTCCAATTAACCACTAAACTTCCTAGTCCGTCAATAGTGTCATCTCCTATTTTATCCTTCAAATTTGTCAAATTAGTGGCAAAACTTGCAGTAATTACAGAAGGTTTGCCCATTTTATAGACTATTTTTTCTAGTTTTAACAGTCCAGTCTGGTTTAAAATGCTGTTTACATAAACTTTTGTACTTAGTTTTCGCAGGTCTGTTGCTTTTATTACGTCCGTATTACCGAAATAACCCAATGAATTAAGGTTATTAGGAGTTGCATCGAAGGTAAAGTTAAGCGAATAGGGCGAAAATACCTTGCTAATATCCTGCGTATCTTTGAAAGTGTACCTCATCGGTATACTCTCATCTTTTATAAGATCAAGTTTGCTGTAATTAAGTCCATCGAGTGAAACAAATACTTCTGTTATCATTGGTTAATACGTGTTTTAGCAATGTTAAAATAATTATCATCCATTTCAATGCCGATAAAATTACGTTTTAAATTTTTTGCAGCAACTCCTGTTGTTCCGCTTCCCATTGTAAAATCTAAAACCGTTTCGTTTTCGTTTGTGTAGGTTTTAATTAGGTACTCCATTAATAATAATGGTTTTTGAGTGGGGTGTATAAACTTTTCTTTCGACATATTTGTCATTACGGGAATACAATTTAATATGGTTTTTGGATATCCGTATTCGTTTTCATTTCTAATACCGTTTCTTTTCATTTTTCCATATACTTCTACTATACCGTTACTCATTTCTTTTTTAGAAAAGCTTTTAAAAGTGTTTTTTTTGGTAGGCTGATAATTATAGGTACATTGTTTTTTATAAAATACACTAATTAACTCGTGCTGTCTGAGAGGCTGTTTTTTTGCTAAAAACGGCGCTGTTATTCTTTTCTTATTCCACACCCAATCGTACTTGTAATTCTTAATATTAGACATTCTCAAAGCAGAAGAAAACGGCTCACTACCAAATAAAACAATTGCACCATTCGTCTTTATAATTCTATTAAGTTGCTCCCACATCAAATCAAAAGGTATTACACTATCCCACTTGCAAGCCGTTGTTCCGTAGGGGGGGTCTGTGATAATTGCGTCAATACTTCCGTTTGGTATTGACTTCATTAATTCTAAACAATTTCCGTGCATTAGTTGAATCATCGAATGTTATTTATCTTATTATTTGTTTCGTCTAGCTTAATATTATAGTTAATTTAGTAAA